GATACAACGAATGTAAACTCCTGTCATCACTAGCATCATAAGTCTTGGTAGTATTCGCCATCTGTCAAGTGTCTCTGGAGTCATTCTTTTTCTTCTTGTCTTTAAAAGCTGATTGATCGTGCCGTGGATCTTTAGCTTGTTCTATTATCTTGTTTATCCATGCACCGTTATCGCCACTGTTAAGACAAAACTCGCAGTATTGTCCTTTTATTTCTTGTCCACACGTATCACAAGTTTTAGGTTTTTTCACCTCGTTTGCCACCCTCTTCCATAAAAGATTCTATAGTTTCTTCAGGCACACACATAATTCGTTCTGGTGGTCTATCGCCAAACTCATTAATTAAAGCTTTAGCAAGTTTAAAAGGATGATCTCCTATAAACTTTTGACATGTAGCCACGTTGTGAAAGTGTCCATGATCTTTTGGATTTTGAAATATAAATATGTCTTTTGTTCCGTCTGTATATATACCAGACATTACTGCTACTATAAACCACGCTTTAACTATCATTCTCGAAATACCCTATATTATGTAACTTTTCTATAACTTCTTGTCTTTTTAGCGATGCCTTTAGGCTGTTTAACGAATTGTTTACCTGCTTTTGTGCCTTTTCTTTTAGCTCTAGTTGTCGCTGCGTACTCTTGGGGTGATAAAGCCTTGATTGCAGCTGTTGGAAGATAGCGTTCTCCAGTCTTTTTACTGGGCTTACCACTTTTTGTCCTCCATTTCTGCTTTGTCCACGATTTAAGTGACCTTTGGCTTTTTGCGAGTGCCATTTTTTGCCTTTCCTGCCACATTTAGGGCTATTGCCACGGCTTGTTTCTGTGGTTTACCCTCTTTTTTCAGCTTTTTTATGTTATAGCTAACAGTTTTACTAGATTTACCTTTTTTTAGTGGCATTTTTCTTTGCTTTACTTGGTAATATACCCTTATTTACTGCTCTTGCTCTTTCGCTGAACCCTAGTTTTCTTCCTTGCTTTACTTTGCGTCTTATTGTCTCCAGTTTTGCGACCATGTGCTTTCCTTAACTGCTCTTTCGCTTTCCTTGCAAGGGCAGCTTGTTCAGCTTTTCCTGCAAACCTAGCTCGTTGTTCAAGAACGGTGAGGATTTGGATCTTCCTCGCATAGGGTTTGTTAATTCTTTTAACTTTCGCAATAGTTTCTTTTGCATCTTTTACTGTCGCATACTTTATACTTACGGTATCTTTGGGATTTTCATCCGTATATAGCCGTCTATCACTGCCTTTCGGCTTTTTGCCTGTTCCTACTTTAGGATCAGCCATTAGGACTTATAGCCCCCACCTGCTTTCTTATATCGTGCAGCTAATAACTGTGCTTTTCTTGCAGACCACTGCCCCGGATTGCCACCTTTTGATCCTGCCTTTATAGACTGAAACATTCTTTTTCTCATTCCCGGTTTCGTGTAGTTACCTGCTTTGTTTACAGTGCTACCACCTTTACTTAATTTTATAGATGATAACGCTTTTGATTGCTTTGCGTGAGCTTTACTTGCTTTTTTTAGCTTTCCTGCTACTTTTTTTATTGTTGCTTTGGCTCTGGCTGTCATCGGTATCCTCTGCATATAGGTTATTGAACACTCTATCAGTGTTCCACACATATTCAATCTCTTGTTTAGAATGAAAAATTCTTTGGGAAGGTCTAAAGTCAGGTGAGCCTGTTCCAGTTTCGAACCACGCAGGATGTGTTACTCTGACTCTGTTGTTTGGTAGTGCCACTATGTTTCCTGTATATTCACCTGCGTTCATTAGCTCTAGCACATGACTTTGTTTGTGTTGTGCAGGATCATCTGCAATTTCGCTATTCGTGTAATCTACGGTGAAGTAATACTTTGCAGGATAAAACTCACCGTCCACTTTCGCTATCCAAGGTGCAGGAGTTGCTCTGTTGATTACATACACACTGTGGTCATGTGACATACAATCCCAAGGTTGTGCAATGTATGGTGGCAACTCTTTTGCCCAATCATCTACTGGTGTATCGCCTACTAAGGCTGTTATGGGCATTCTTGCCCACATTGCTCCACCATTTACGTTTGGTTCATCTGTATCATCTGTCTCACAGCCAGTGAAGATCACTTGAAACGATAAACATCTATTCGGCATTGATGTCACGGCTACTACCATACAATGTAGAAACTCACCATGACCCCTTTGAAAATTCGTTGTGTATTCTCTTCTTACCCACGCTTTGAAGTATGGGATGTTACTTTGTAAATATGACACTGATTACTCCTTACCGTATATAACCGTTTGATCTTTGTTGTCTTTGTCGAACAGATACCAACAACAATTATCTTTGCCTGTCATCTTGCTGTCTGGTATCCACTTCACTCTGCCTACACTTACTATCTTTTGTAATCGTTGTTGATAAGGTCTGCTCTGTTTTGTATGTATCCAGTCTGCATCAAACAGTAACCACGTTGGAGATAAATCACTTAGGTGTTCTATTATCGGATGTAATAGCTTTCTATCCCAAGGTGGATTTGTTATATAATAGTCTGGTTTGTCCTCAATGTCAAGAACATTTTTTACTAAAATACCTTTTTCTTGTGGTTCAATGTCACTTTGGTATAAACACTTACCATCTGTGTATTTCAGTAGAAGTGATGTTAGCGTCCCATCACCTGCACACGGCTCTATAAAATTATACGTAATATAGTCGATGTGCTTTAAAAGAGGTATTAAGGCTTCTTCTGGTGTCCTGTAATAGTCTCTTTCTTTTCTCTCAAAGTTACTACGTTTACCCATATTGCTAAAGCAATTTACTCATTTACTATTTACGTCTTCTAGGTTTCCTCGCAGGTTGCCTAGACATATTGAGTTTAGCAGGTAGAACACGTAAATTTTTCCTACGGTTGTCATTAGGATTCATATTCTTATGATCTACCTGCTTTTTATCCCCCACTTTTACCCTGCCTTCTTTCATCAGAGCATATCTTGCTCTTCCTCTGGCAGCACGAGCTTTCTTACGTTTAGGAAGACCGTCATACGTAAGATACTCTTTACGGTAGTTTCGTTTCTGGACCATTACCTTTTCTTTTTAAGGTTGTCCACTACACCGTATGATTTAGTCATGCCCCCCATAGCATAACCTTTCTTCTTCATTGAGCCACCTCTAGCATAACCTTTTTTGGTCATGCCACCCTTTTTCATGTAGCCCATTTTGTTACGCACGTTTTGTGGTAGTTTTCTTAGTCCTACTTGGGAAGGATTAGTAGCTTTCAAACCACCCATTGCGTAACCCTTCTTTTTCATGCCCCCACGAGCCATACCTTTCTTTTTCATGCCACCCATAGCCATGCCCTTTTTCTTCATAGAGCCGCCCATAGCCATGCCTTTCTTTTTCATCATTGCACCACCCATAGCCATCTTTTTCATGTCTGCCTTGAATTTAGCCATGCCTGTTCCCGGCTTGTAGGTGTTTGCAAATTTTGTTAAAGCTTCTTTTCTGGACTTTATGCCTTTAGCTTTCATGAACTTTGTAAGCTGTTCAGCAGTTATTGCTAACTTAGGCTTATTGTTTTTGTCCATAAAGTACAACTTCCCTGCTTTCTGGGCAGCTGAAACTGATCTAGGTGCTTTACCTTTAGGACCAAGATCCTTTTTAGTTTGTCTTTTAGTTACTTGCCCTTTTTTCTGAGCATCAGACATTGCAGATTTAGTGCCAGTTGATTTAGTCTTCTTAGCATCTCTACTTTTTTTCTGTAGACCTGCAGTATATTTCGCAGCTTCTTTTCGCATAGCCATTTTTTCTGACTTTGCTTTTTCTGCTTTTCTTTTGGCTGCAAGCTTTTCACCTGCTTTCTTCTTTTTACTCATACCTACTACCATTGAAGCAGCTTCGCCACGCATTTCTTTTTTTAGGTCTTTAGCACCCTGCTCTTTTGCTTTTCTCTTTTTTACAGTGTCTCGGTAGTATATGATATCTTTTAATCTTTGTGCTAAACCAGTTCCCTTTCGTTTAGCTTTTTTAGCTTTAGTAATCTCTGCCATTTTAGTCTTCCTCTTCCTTTTCGAGCCATCCTTCTGCGATCATAGCGTCTTCAATACGCTTTAAAGTGTATTTCTGTCCAGTACGTGCTTCAATAGCATTACGTACATAGAATACATCACTGTGGGGTATATGTAATTTATCAAGGGTGTTTGTACGGACGGCTTCATAGAAACACGTAATTACATCTTCAGTATATAGTTTTACTGATTTTTTACTCATTGTCAAGGATTATTTTACATTTACGTATAATTAATCTAAACTACATTTATAATGTTACATTTAAATGTTTATATACATTTAGAATAATATACACTTATAGTGTCTCACTTAAAGTGAACATCTTAGTTATACACTATTTTTAACAGTTTGTCAACACTTATTTATGTAATCCCAGTTTTTATCCCATTCAAGGTTAACTCTGTGGTTAACACTTAATTTTCCTGATCTGTGTATATATCCAAGCATACGTACTGTACACCCCACCCTGACGCTTGCATGGTCGCATTGCCGAATCAAACCGATTTGTAGGCAAAAAAAGACGTTCATAGATTTGGTGAAAAGTAAAGATGTATATATGAAACACCAAAATAATAAAATAACTATAAAAATAAAGTGTTATTGACATTTTAAAAACTGTAATTCTAACAGTTAACGAATCATTATTTCAAAAAAGAGTGACATTTTCTTGACACACTAAAAAGTAAATGAGTGTGCAAGTGTCAAAAAAACGTCAAATCGGTCAGGTGTGGTATTTTTGCAACACTGTGGTATTTTGTGTGTGACATTTTTATCACACCTAGGGATGTTCTCATTTTGTTCTTATTCCCCCCCATAAAAAAAGAATCACTAATAGAACAAAACAGGAACACACAATATTTTATAGGCTAAATAATCCTTTAAAAACAAACACTTATAAAAAACTTGCATTAAAAACATGGTTATTTTAGAATTAATTATGATTTTAATTTTTTATAAGGATTCGACCATGACACATTTAGATCAAATAAATTCCGCGATTTCACAAGCCACCATTGACGGCAATTTTAATAGCGATTTAATATCTGATTTAAATCTTCGTAAATTAGCTATTCAAGAATATATAAATCGTACTTGTGAAAGTGAGCCTAATTCTAAGCTTGCGCCCTATGTAGCAACCGTTGATCCAAGTTTATTAGATAGCGTCTACGCTGTTCATTACACGCTTGAGTCGACTGGTACAGTAATTGAAAAGAGATTTAAATTTTCTAATGAGCGCGACTCTTTTGTAAAATCTCTTTTTAATAATCCTAATGTTATTGATATCAAGCTTTTAACATTAGATAATTAATCTTAACTTTTTAAATAAGGAATAAACACCATGACAAAAAGAACTAAAAATAAATCAGTATCAGTATTTAGTATTAACCCGTCTTTTGACGCTAACCGACCATTTACTGAAATTCGGAACAACTACCACCCTAAAACGACTCTCAGTAAATCTAAGGTATATAAAAATAAGCATGGAGATTTTGTAAATTCAAATTCTATCAATGCACATTTAGTTATGATTTACGATATTAAAAACGATGAATATTGGTATGAACTACCATTTTTTCAATGCACCAAAAAAGGTTATGAGCATCTGTATGTTTTAGGAAATGCCGAACAGCGACTCGCATATCGCAAGTTTAGAATGCGACTCATCAATGGTTTAGTGAATGTTAAAATAAACTTTACACCAAAGCTTAAAAACGCTGTAAAGCGTGTCATGGTGAAATAAAAGCGTTTTTAGTAATTAGTTATTTAAAGTTTATTTTTCATAATAGTTCTTGCCAGATTAATTTCTGGCAGGAGCTTTTTTTTATCGTGAGAGTCAAAAAATTGACAGTGTCAAAAAGCTGCCACCCCGGGTGTCAAAAAATTGACAGCGTCAAAAAATTGACAAGCAAAAAAAAATCTGAC